TCTCTCGATTACCTTGTAATTATAGCATCCCACACAGACGGTGCCACCAACCAGTGGACACTTCATTCAACTGGCACACTCTCTTTCTCATTTAGATAAAGATCATATAGAACTGATTCACTCTCTCGTGCTTCAATTTCATGTGGTTGGTTCACATAGTCGTAGTTTTCTACTGGTTCTTTACAATAACACATTTTTCCATGCTTGAAAGTGAGAGAACCGTCTACCCACTGGGAGAGGTGGGTCAATTCATGAAAAAGTATTTTTGTATATGTTTCTTGATTCATATGACTCTGAAGTTCAATCAGGAAATGTCGTGGTTTAGATTTATTATCAATAAAATCACAGTATCCATAGACACCCTCACGCTTCAATCCACGATGATCAATATCCACATCAATTTTATGACGTGGATAATACTTATTCAAAAACCAAGAGGTAATATCCTCACAGAGTTTCTTAGAATAACCGTATCCAGAATGATAGATGCTAGACATGTGCCCCAATGAAGAAACCAGATGAATGATGATACGAATAAAAGTTTTTCTTTACTTGTCATTATTTTCAATTGTGGGAGAGTTATTGTCCCAAGACCAGTTTAGCATAAAAAAGAGGGGTTACAACCCCTCTTGTGACACTTTGAGATGCAATTCTATCAGACTTTATAGTCTCCAAGATTCTCAACATAGACATCATTTACCTGCTCATTTCCCTCAAGTTGCAGTAACTTTTCCCACTCCCATCGTGAGGGTGGTTCACTTGCTGAATTATCAATCATCACATCTAAAGTGAGACGATAGCGAGTAAGTTTCTTGGAGAGTGTTGGTGCCATGAGAGAGTCCGTGATAGTGTTTTGATTCTAGTCGGGTTGTTTAGATTTGTCAAGTAAACCGGACTGTCTTTCAAGTTCGTATTTTACTGAATACAAATGTTGTTTAAGATATTTCTTATAGTCAAAATAATCACTAATAAGTAACAGGTTCTCAACTTGTTGCTGTGCCAAAAGGAGTTGATTAATTTTCTTCTCCTTATCACTATATGTAGCGGTTCTAGCAAAGTTCTGTAACATTAGAACTCTTTTAGTAGTTTTAATGTATCGTTATCAATACTTTCAACGATACCTTCATCCTCCCATTCTTCCATCATTCTCATAAAATCATCGTTGTCGAATTCACGGAGCGGGTCAATGTTGTAATCCATTAGTCAATAAACTCTCTGAAAGTGGATGCGATTTGTTGAAGTTGTTGCTTGTCTTTGTTGCTAAAAATATCTGAAGGATTCTCTGCACTGAGAAGCAGAGCACAGAAATCAGACCAGGCAAGTTGTATAGTTTTGCCTGAAAGATCATCGTGAAGTGTGAGTTTATTCACAGAATTCAAGGAGATAATAGGGAACGTTCATGCCAAGATGATCACTTTGATTGAGCATATCTTCGATATACTTATCAAGTTCATCTGCTAATCGGTCATCACGATAATAATCTGGGATGCCGATCTTTAATTCAACTTCCTGGGTCATGATAACCTATGTGATTGTTGTAATTATACTAAATTTGATTTAGATAGTCAACAAGCAAGAACACCGGAAGGAATAGAAACTACTTCAGGGTCTTTATCATTAAACTCGTTACGATCGTATGCTACCCACTCATTGTTACGGTTAAAAATATAAGCGTATTCTTCACCATTAGCAAGGTATTGTACGATATTGTTATCAAGACGAGGAGGACAGTTCTCACCACGAGCAGAATAATATTGAGGACCATATTCCTCAACTTCAACATTTTCAATCACATATTTTGCAACTTGCTTACCAGTCCAGCGATCTTTTGTCCATGCACAGGACATGTCACCACCATCAATCAGTTCTGCTACTTTCTCCTTTGTATTGTAGTGTGTGTTAAGAATTTTACCCAACCAAGTAGGATAACCATCCCAATGATGATAAACAGAAAGAATAGAGTCATCTGAAAGTTGAATTCCGATGCGTGAACGTGTTCCCATATTTAGAAAGTTGTGATGAGTGTGGTGGGTGTCCCCTCCACTTCTATAAGATAACAGGGATTGGAGTCCTATGGGGGATTAGTGGACACTTCAATCAACTGTCCTTCGATGCTTCACATATTTTAATTGATCCCAATAATAATTATGACATACTACTAAAATATGAATCTTCTTATGCTTTTCTTCTTTTGTATATTCACAGTTAGGTTTATCCTTTACACCGGTCTCAATTGTGATATAATCATTATCAAGAAAATAAACCCAACCCTCATCAATATGTCCGGTTGATCTTTCCCATCTCACATAGTCATCAATTTTTGGAGTATAAGGCATATTCTAAAGGGTTGAGGTTTAGTTGCATTGCAGTGTAAGGAGTTGTATTTTTAATATCAACTACCTTTCCAGGTTTCTTTGCATTGATTGGGGCAAAATACTGCCGCTTCTTTGCATTGAAGAATCCCCAGATAGTGCGGACAGGATCACTACTGTACACATAATCTTTATGGTGATGCAACCAAATTACATAGACATTGTTCTTAAATTGTTCAACTTTGTAAGAATAATTGTCTGGGGATTGATGTGGAAAATCAGTAGGGAGTTCAAGCATCAGGAATTGCTTTAATATGATTTGGATTGTAACCTTCCGCTAGTAGTGATTCTATACGGTCAGTACACTGTTCTTTCGACAGTTTCACACAATTTGGTTCTTCAATATCGTTCCATCCTGTTGTTTCAAGGATGATGATTTTCCAAAGTTTTTCAGTAGTCATGGATTTGAATTAGAAAAGACGGCAGTCACGCCCATAATACGTGCGTTAGGATGTTGAGCAAGTGCTACTTCTTTTGCTTCATTGTAGTCCTTAGCAAGACATTTGACGCTGAATACCTTACCAGACACATAGCATTTTACATCGCATTGCATGGAACTTACTCCAATTTGTACCTACTATTATAGCATAGTTTTGAAAGAGTGCCGTTCAAATAGACCGAATAAAGGTCAGGTCAAAGTCATCAGACTCTGAGAAATAGTCTCTAGGTTCTGTCTTCTCTTCTGACATATCGTAACCAGTGAGAAAGAAATCAGAAGGGTCAGGATCTGCACTCGCAGTCACACAAGCACCATTGTCTCTGATATTGTAGAGTTTAGATGAAGGAATGCAGCATGCCTTACCTTTCTTCACGTCAGTGATGACAAAGTAATCAGCAAGTTTATCCTCATAGTCTCCTGCTTGGCGACGATTCTTGAGAATCAATCCTCTCACTGCCATCTGTGATTTGTTGGAGAATTGAGTTACTTTAGACTCATAGGTTGAATTGTTCGGACCAATCAAATCAACACCGGGAAGATTAACTCGGGTCAGCAATCCATTGCTGTATACATCGAGTGCTTTCTCAACCAATTCTCCTGCTTTAGGATACCTGAGATTGTTGTCAGTGTAACCATGAATTGTCTCCAGCAATTGAGAGAAACGATTGAGTTCAAAGGTTTGAAAGTCGATCATGGTGATTTGCCTTGACTCTTTAATAATAAATGGTTTTCCCCCCTGTGGGGGGATTGGTGGACAGTTTAGCGTCTGACCTCGCTGATTGCTGGTTGACCTTTTTCAAAGACGGTATCAACAACCGCCTGAACGCTTCTAGCGGTGCTGATACCCACTTTATCAAAGACAGGCACACAAACTAATCCAAACGTCTTAGAATCGCCTCCTAGACGTATCACACGACCGATTGATTGACTGATGCCGATGTAATCCATATTACGCATGAATAACACTGCTTCAAGACCCTTGACGTTGATACCCTCGGACAGGATAGAGTGATGCATTACAACAAACTTACGATTCTCTTCTGTGCCCCACTGATTAAGAGTCTTGAAGAATACTTCACGAGATACTTTCTTGCCGTCAATGATAGCACCAGTCTTGCTAGTGATAAACATCCAGTGATAACCACGTTCGTGCAACTGAGCACAGAAGTCAGATTGAGTAACAAGACGGACAATCTGCTTTGTGGAACGTGCAGCAATCAGAATCTTGCCGATCTCGTTATCATCAATTGTGTCCAACAGATTCTTAGAATCAGATTGCTTGAAATCACCCTGAGGTAACTCCTGAACCACAACTTTGGGGGGCAGGATGTAACCTTCCTTGACTAGTTGTGGTGCAGGAACATTACAAATGACCTGACCATAAACCTCAGGATCATTCATTCCTGGTTTGAATACAGTCAGCGAATGTTTTGGAGTTGCTGTAAAGAAATAGCAACGATCAGCATCATTAGAAAAGAATTCAGTAGGAGGGAAAAAGTTACGCTGAACACTGTTGTGTGCCTCATCAAAGTAAATTGTATTCACTTCAATGTCTGCCTCTTGAATGCGATGCAGCGAATGATATGTGGTGAAGATGATAACATTCTCACCAGCAGTTCTTGCAGTGTTGTTGAACAATGCAATCTGTTCTGGTTTGGTACTACTGAAATACTCAATCTCACCGCTGTGAACGTGCATCACATGGGTGTGAGTGGTATCAATAATATCAAGAAATTCTTTACAGAGTTGTTCTGCAAGAAGAATACGGGGAGCAACAACAACAATAGTAGAACCATTGTCGATATACTTTTGATTCTCAACAATGTCTTGAATCATGCAGATAGTCTTGCCACCACCCGTAGGGATGATGACCTGACCCTTGTCATATGCCAGCATAGCATTCAATGCTTTGCGCTGATGTGGGCGAAGGGTGACGGTCATGCGCTCCTGTTTGGTATGAATAAATTATAGCATAAAAAATGAGGGTGCAACCACCCCCTGACCACTTCTCAAAGTGTCACACTCAATTAGGATACTCATTCATGTTTTCCCAAAATTCATTCCAATCACTTGAAGTTGCATTACTAATTTTATCCTTAGATTTATAAGGTACAAGACCTTTTAGTCTCGCAATCGTGTCTGCTGCTTTACTTGCCTTATCCAAATGATAGTCAATATTTATTTCACAAGCATCGATAATTGACCGTGCAATCTCTTCAGGATTGCAGTCATCTTGATCAATAACTTCTCCCAAAACATCTCTCAGGTTCTTTAGACTGAACTCCTTGTAATCAAAGTTGGCCACGTTTGTCCTGGCGTATTGCTTCCTCTACTATACACCGAACTTGCTCAGGTGTCAAGGAGTTGAGAAACTTCCATTGTGGGTCTTCTTTGTCCCATTCTAAGACGTATTGCCCATTGTCCTGTTGTTTTACTTTTAGACTGTCCATAATTAAACTCCTATGTTACCAGTTGCTGGGTCAAAATCTTTTGGTTGTTTGAATATGTTTTCAGTTTCAATCATCATTTTAAGTTCCTTAATGTTTGCCTCATCAGGACCAAGAATTTCAGAACGATTCTTATATCTTATTTGAAATAATGGTTTTTTAATCTCTTGAATCATAAACTTTACATTGTGTCCTTTACCTCTTGGTGATCTCTCTGCTGTAAGTATTGGATAACGTTTCTGTAAAGCATTGATGTAAGCGATACTACTTTCAGTTGTTTTTGATGCACCTATCGATACTACATTAGCATAATCTGCACCAAATGCTGCACGTTTTAAGAAATCCCATGCTTTTTGTGACCCTGTACCATCACTAAAAACTCTCACTAATCCATCTAAAGTTTCATCATAAAACATTTGTGTATATTTTACCTTCTCATGTTTTTCCTTTCCTGTTCTACTTGTTCCCGCAAGGAATGAATATTTCTGTGCATCAATTCCTAAACCAAATGTTTCATTTATCCTCACCATAGACTTGTAAGGACTCTCATTTGAAATTGTTTTACTAGGTGTTTTTCCTGCTTTGAGCGAGAAGTTTAGGTTTTGATTAGTAATCTTTTGTCCATTGATTGTGATATCAACAAGGACATCTCCCTTTAAATCACCACCAGATTGTTCACCACCCACACCATCTGCAACAATTACAATATCAACTTTTTCTGGCATTTGATTCAACAAATACTTATTCTTTGCTGCTTCTAAATCTTTTTTATATTTGGTAGCAGAACTTACAACTTGTGAGATAAGTTGTTGAATTACACTTTCTTTGGTATTTTCGTAGTATGCTTTACCATAAGCACTCGCAACCTCACCCTCTTTGAGACTTACTTGAAGTGTGACTGTTACAAAGTCAGGAACATAGTCTGCCTGATTACCTTTTGTTTTTACTTTATACTGTTTACCTCTAAACAAGACTTTAGTAAATCCTGCTCGTGTATACATTGCACCCTTTACCTGACTACGAATATTATTAACAGTGGATTCGGTAAGTTGTCTTCCTGGTGCATCACTTTCACACATAATAAGACCGACAGCAATCGCAAAGATTCCTTCCATTACAGAACCAAGATTTACTGCTTTAGACATTATTCCTCTTTCTTCTTTTTAAGCATCTTTTTATATAGTTTAGCATACATCACTTCTTCTCTTGTGTAATGTTCTGGATGTTTCTTATATCTCTTGATTATCTTCTTTGCTGCTTTTTTGTCGGATAATTCCACGACTGTAACCTTTACACAAACCTTTTCACTATTTATATCTGGGATTCAATATATTGGTATGCTTATCAAATTGTATCGTCTTATACTTTATTGAGGGTAATAGAATATCTTCTCTCTTTTTATCAACCGGTTTCTTTTTTGCAACAGTTTTATTCTCACTAACAATTTTATATCCACGCATACAAGACTTCTTGTAGTCTTTTGGTTTTAGATGATATCTTGCAATCTCCCTATCCATATGTTCCTGACACTCAAACCACGCAGTTCTATCCTTAAGTTCCAAACGATAGGGAAATGATTCCCATGGAAACAGATTTTTAACTGGTTTTGAAGACATCAATCAACCACTTGAAAATGAACAGAATTAAAACTACCAAGCACACCTTTAAGTTGTACTTTTGTATGCTGACTATGCCTGATTACGTTCATTACTTCATAAGTACGATCAATAATCAGCATATATGGAGTATCATTGTTACCCCATGCCACTTGTTCTTTAGTATAACCTAAGTAACGTACACTGTCACCTACTCTGATTTTCTCCATTGTTTCCTCATTATTTGATATTCAGGATCATATGCAGCAAGATCACGAACTTTCTTGAATATTTGTGCTGCTTGTGCTTTTTCTGACGTTAGAGCGTCATTTTCTTGTGGGAGAATGGTTTTAGATAGAGAATACTTTCTCCCGGTCTTGTGGTTAGCATAGCGTCTCGCCCTTGTAAATCCCATTTCAAGGAACTTCCTCGCCATGTCCATACCAATGAAATCTTTCTGCCTCCGGTAGTTACAGAACATCTCGTAAATTTTATGAGAAGATTGAGTAGCGGTAGGGACATCTTTAAATCTCCAGTGCTTACAGATTGCAGTCTTATATGGTTCACATAAGAGCACTCCCTGCTCCCCACGTCCTATACGATAAAGTTTGCGGGTTTCACTATCAGTGAAATTTAAAGTTTCGTAATCCAGATGATAATCAAATTCTTTCATTATTCAAATATCGGCATAACTCTGCGTCTCATTTTTTTGAGTTCTTCTGGATTACCACCATAAAAACCCATATTCATGTAGACACAATCGAGAAATCGTAAATCATCACGGGATGCATCGTAAGTAAAGTAGTCACAGTAAAGAATAATTTCTTGTGGTACTTCTACTTGCTTGTAATCAAAATCAATAATCATCCTTAGGTTTAGTTAAAGTCCAAGAACCATCCTGGTTATCGATCCATTGTAGCACATCTCCTTCCTTCCATCCAATTTCTTTAAGAAGTTCGTCGGGAAATGTAAGTATACCATCATTATCGATGGTGAGTGTTGTTTTCATAATGATAAAATGTTTGGTGGCGCTGACTATCAGTGCTCTTCCAGAAAATTCTTGTTAGCAGGATTACTTACGGGGAGTGCATACTGCTATTATTATTTATAACAATATATCTTCACTTTGAGTGGTATTAGGTGCGATATGTCCCATAATACTGCTCTGTGTGCCCCTATAATGCCCCTCTAAATTACATCAAGTAAAGTCACAAGCATTCCTGTTAAACGATTCACACTAGTGCTCATCTGGCGATATCCAGTTCCAACATAGATTTGACCAGTAACGACAGATACAGTCGCAATTGCCCAGAAAATGTAATAGAATCTTGACTTGACTTGTGCCCTTAATTTACTTTTTGACTTCTTCATTTGTCCCTAAACTACCACAGTTGTATTCTACTGTATTAGGGATTATCTGTCAAGAGTTATTGAATTTAGTTTCTAGTACCATACGATACATAGAATCTCTCAAATACCACAAATGTTCTTGCTCTTCAACAGGTCGAGCAGGTGCTCCGGGCCAATACTTTAAAGTTTCTTCGATACAATGATGCAATAGGTTAACGTCTTCCGTAGACAGTTGAACCATATATCCTTCTTCGTTCATGGATTCTTGGGATCTATTCCTAATTGGGTAAGGTACTCTATCCACCAGTCAGGATTCCTGCAAGATTTCCAGTTTGGAACAGGTTTTCCTAGTTCAATTGTATAGTATTTATACAAAACATCATCTATAATCTGTGCGATCTCCATATTCTTCTTCCTTTTCATCAACATCTGCATATGGATTTTCCACAAATTTTCCTCGCTTTCGGAACTTTTCTTTTGAGACATACTCTCGTTCCTCCTCGGTTACATACAACCATAAAGCAAGTTTCATTACAATCCAAATAAAGATAATCGGTGATAGACAGGCAATTAGAATTGCTGGTTTCATATTATATTTCTATCCTTGAAGAAATGTAATGTATCTTTTAATCCACCAATGTGCTTGTATCCAATAGCAATCTGTGGATACTCTGCTTCTTCACCAAATTCAGAAACAAATGATCTTTCAGTAAAATGATTATTAAGTTTGTATTCTTGTATCTGAACATGTAAAGATTCTAAAAGTGTCTTTGCACGCTCACACTCTTGATTTCCGTTTGAATATAAAACTATTGGACCCATGGGTAACTCCTTACAGTGTTCTTTCTAGTCTAGTTGTTGATTGGTCAGGAAAGTCTCTTGGACGACTATCTAAAGCATTATCAGTTCTAGGTGAACCTTCATTTGCTTTCATTGTATGTTGATAATTTGCTCTCGGATATCTGATACAAAATGGATCAGGCATCCAATAAGTTACTTGCCATTCTTGTTCTGGACATAGTTCAAGATGTTTCTCTACTGTATGAGAAAAACTACCAAGTTGTATATATCCATCATGACTGATACATCTGCCATTACCAGCATCAACCAAGAACATCATTTTACTACTCAATCTCTTTGCCGCCAGTCTTTGGGTTTATCTTGTTGAAACCAATCTGTGATATCATCAGCACTATTGAATCCTGTCTTATGGTTGGATGGGTCAGGATCCCCTAGTCCCATCCGGTTCATAAAATCATCGATAGTTCCTTCTTGAATATCTTGTGATGATTGTCTTCTTGCTTTCTTCAACATCTCATTTGCTGTTGTGTTTGCCTTAGCAAGTTTCTGTGCCCACACCATGTCATCTAATTTTACTTCCTCCCCATTTGCTATACATTTACAAATGAATTCCAGTCGAAGTCTGTACTGTGTCGATAGCATACGTATATTTCATACAGTGTTATTTATTTTATAATAGTATCTAATAGTACCCCTATGAACCCTGACAGAGTTATCCTACTCATGATTCACGATCTTGTCAAGTCTTGACTTATTTTTTTGACTAATGTATACTTAAACCATTAAATAACCACAGTTTTATTATAGATATGTTAGAATATACTAACATTCATTGAAGACTATGACTCTCCCATCTAAAGGTAAGAAGTTAACCAAAAGTGAAGAACAGAGTATGAAACTTGCTATTGACGATACAGGTATTACAGCAGTTCACCCAGAGAGGATGGAAGCACTTGCTGATAGATTAGTTCAGAAACTCAAGCAGGATGATTCAGAGTCCTGCGTCTGTTAAACGTTGTTTAAGAGTTTCAATCTTGTAGGATTATGATATTAAAATGTTGCGTTTACAAAAGCAACCACTCTAGGATCAAGACCAGTTAAATCATCTCCAGGACGAATATTAGTAATGGAATAATTATAAAGTTTTTCTGAACCTGCA